ATTGACTTGGACACAGAACGGTCAGCCCGGAACCCCTAACCACGCGGAAGAGAGTGTGGTATATGAGGGCATCGAACTGATCGACCCGCTAACCGTCACAAGCCCGTCTAACGTCCTGCTATGAGGCCCGCCATGGAAACACTTGATCTCTTGATGCAATGGGTGATTGCACCCGTCGCTGCCTTTGTGTGGGTTCTGCACAATCGTGTAAACAAACAAGGCACGGACATTGAGGTGATCAAGGCCACGACATCGGCGAACAAAGAGGCCCACGACCGGGAGTTCAAAGAGATGCGTGAGAATTTCAAGCGCGTGTTCGAAAAACTCGACACAATCGAAGCTGCATTGAGGAAGTGAGCGATGGCAAAATCCCCGGCATGGACGCGCAAAGAAGGTAAGAACCCAAAGGGCGGCTTGAACGCCAAGGGGCGCGCATCTGCTAAAGCGCAGGGTATGAACCTGAAGCCGCCGGCGCCGAAAGCGAAGCCGGGGACCAAAGATGCAGCTCGCCGCAAGAGCTTCTGTGCCAGAATGAAAGGGATGAAGGCCAAGAACACTTCGTCCAAGACCGCAAACGACCCCAACAGCAGGATCAACAAAAGCCTGCGTGCATGGAATTGTTGAGGTGATCCAATGCCACTGACCCCCAAAGGTAAGAAGGTCAAAGCCGCAATGCAGAAGCAGTACGGCAAGGATCGTGGCGAGCGCGTGTTCTACGCCGCCGAAAACAAAGGCACCGTTAAAGGTGTTGCGCGCAAGCGCAAACCGGTGAAACGCAAATGACCATATCTCGATCGAATATGCGTCAGCAGATTGCCAAGCCGGGCGTCAAGCGCACGGCTAAGGGCGGCGCGACAAAATCCAAGGTCAATGAGGCCGGGAACTACACCAAACCCAGCATGCGGAAAGCTCTCTTCGAGAGCATCAAGTCAAGCGGTAAGGGTGGAAAACCGGGTCAGTGGAGCGCGAGAAAAGCGCAGATGCTCGCCAAGCAATACAAGGCCAAGGGGGGTGGGTACACTTCGTGAAGGGTCCGCAGAAGAGCTTGAAGAAGTGGACCAAGGAGGAGTGGGGCACGCGCAGCGGCAAGCCGTCCACTCAGGGCCCCAAGGCCACGGGCGAGAGATACTTGCCGAAGAAGGCTCGCGAAGCGCTGAGCCCCGCCGAATACGCCGCCACAACACGTGCTAAGCGAGAAGGGGCTCGCAAAGGCAAGCAATTTGTGGCACAACCTAAGAAGATCGCCAAGAAAACCGCCGCCTATCGCAAGTAGGCACACCCAAACCACGAGGTGCTCCGATGAAAAAACCTGTGCAGAAGAAAAAGAGCGGCGGCATGCTCGCAATGCTCAGCCCTGTCGCGGCCCTTGCTCAGAGCATGAAGTCTGGCAAAGCCGAAGGTATCCTTGGGGCCACCCCTATCGGGGCTTTGGTGAACCGGCGCCGTCGCAGTGGCGAAGGACCGAGTGAGCCGGCCGGGCCGACCGGCATCACCGGTATGAAAGCCGGCGGCAAAGTTGGACGTGGAGACGGTGCCTGCGTAAAGGGCCGCACGAAAGGGCGGAAGGTCTGACCATGGTTGCAAAACCAAAAAAGCCACGCTCTCCGGCGGCCCTAGCTCAAAACGAGCAACGCGCTCGGAGGGTGACCCAGATGCCCACATCACAGGGCGATCAAAGGGCAAAAACACGGGTAATCACACCTGACCTCGCGCATCACGTCAAGCGCCTGAACAAAAACCGAAAGCCGAGAACGTAAGCCATGGCCGTAGTCGTACCCGACATCGCTGAACTGTTTGAGGAGGCCTACGAGCGCGCAGGCCTCGAGATGCGTTCGGGCTACGACATGCGCACCGCACGCCGCAGCCTTAATCTGCTGGCTCTGGAATGGCAAAACCGCGGCATCAACCTCTTCACTGTCGCCTCTGGGACAATCCCGCTTGTGGCCGGACAGGCCACATATGCGGCCCCCGCCGACACGATCGACCTCATTGAGCATCAGCTACGCACCGGCACTGGCCAAAGCCAGACGGACACAGCTCTGGAGCGCATAAGTGTGTCGACATACGCTGCGCAAACGACCAAGGCGCTGCTGGGAAGGCCCACGCAGATCTACATCGACCGCGGTGTTACGACGAACATTACGCTGTGGCCAGTGCCTGATGCGGCTCAAAGCTACACGCTGTTCTTCTACCGCCTTCGTGGCATAGATGGAGTTGAGTCTGGGGTTGGTGGCAGTGCGGCAATACCAAGCCGCTTTGTGCCTGCGTTGGTGGCAGGATTGGCCTTTGAAATAGCGTCAAAGAAGCCAGAGGCCGCCGGCAGGGCATTGGTGCTCAAGCAGCTCTACGAGGAGCAGTTCCAGCGTGCCGCTGATGAGGATCGCGACAAGTCCTCGACATTCTTTGCTCCGTTCTATCCGGGGGGCTTCTGATGGCCCAGTACGCAAAAGGCAGCAAGGCGCTTGGCATCTGCGATCGCACTGGGTTCCGCTACCCGCTTTCCGAGCTTGTCTACGAGTACAACAACGGGCGTCGCACCGGACTGCGTGTCGGCCGGGACGTGGTGGATCCGGATCACCCTCAGAATTTCTTGGGCCGCCTGCGCATCGTTGACCCGCGTTCACTGCGCGACCCTCGTCCGGAAACCGACACGGTGGCGTTCACTGGCGTGTTCGGCTGGGCCCCAGTGGGTCACCCGGAAACCAAACTCACCGGTGCCGTTGGCACCGTCACTGTCGTCATAGGAGATTGACATGGCCAAACCGACCCGCCCCAAGGCACGCCCCACTGCAGCGCCGACGAAGTCAAAGCGCCCGCCCAAGAACATGCCGATGTTCGATGCACCCTCGCCGCGCGAGGAAGAGCCGATCCGGAAGATGAAAGGCGGCAAAGTCATGAAGAAGGCCAGCGGCGGCATGTGCCGTGGCATGGGAGCTGCCAAAAAGGGCGGCAAGTACAAGGCGATGTAAGCCATGACCTACGCTGAGCTCGTGGAGCTGATCCAAGATTATGTCGAAAACCGCGAACCGACGTTCGTGGCCAACATTCCGCGCTTCGTCCGCCAGACGGAGCAGCGGGTGTATCGCACGGTCATGCTTCCCGAGCTTCGCAAGAACGCTACCTCCACTATGGCTGCTGGCAGCCCGTATCTTGAGCGTCCGTCTGACTTTCTGTCTGTGTTTTCCATGTCGGTGATCAGTCCGTCTGGCGCGTACAGCTTTTTGTACGACAAAGACGTGAGCTTCATCCGCGAGGCCTATCCGTACCCAGCCACGTCAGGCTTGCCAAAGTACTACGCTCAGTTCGACGGGGACAGCGCATCCAGTGACGGCAACTTTATTGTGGGCCCGACTCCGGACGCCAACTACACGGTCGAACTGCACTACTACTATGACCCGCCGTCGATCGTGGACGCCGGGACGTCTTGGCTTGGCGACAACGCCGAAACCGTTCTTCTGTACGGATCTCTCGTCGAGGCGTACACCTACCTCAAGGGTGAGCAGGACGTCATGGCCCAGTACCGGCAACAGTACGAGGAGGCCCTTGGGCAGTTGACTGGCATTGACGTACGCTCCAAGCGCGACGATTACCGCGATGGGCAGATGAGATTGGGTGGCTGACATGGCGATCATTCAGGGAATGTGCACGTCGTTCAAACTCCAGCTCTTGCTCGGCGTGCATGACTTCTCAACGCATACTTTTCGCATCGCGCTGTATAGCATCACTGCCGACCTGACCCCTGCCTCGACCGCGTATACCCCAACTGACGAGATTTCTGGGTCGGGATACACCGCAGGTGGGGCAGCACTGACTGCGGTTGCGCCGACAACGGACGGCACAGTTGCACTTGCAAGCTTTGAGGACGTCTCGTGGCCAGCGGCCACACTCACGGCCCGGGGCGCGCTCATCTATAACTCCAGCGTGGCTGGAAACCCTGCCGTGGCAGTTCTGGACTTCGGCGCCGATAAAACGGTTGCCGGTCAGACATTCACAGTGCGCTTCCCACCTGCAACGGCTGCGACGGCGATCGTGAGGATTGCCTGATGCCTTGGAGCCCGCTCATACCCGGGGGCTCCGCCCTGTGGGCCGGGGTTAGCGCGTCGGTGGAAAGCGAGTGGGCCAATGCGGACACCTCTCCCCCTATAGTCCCTTGGCTTCTGGCTTACGGGGTGTGGCGCGATGGCGGTGTTTGGGATGATACGCAGTTTTGGCAGGACGGAAGTACTTGGGCCGTGGTGACTACAGGAGTTAGCACATGACGCAGATTGAAAACGGCGAAAGCGGCCTGATCGTCCGCACCAAATTGAACACCGCCCTGACGCAGCTTGATGCGGTGTCGGCCACCCAAGCCTATGCCACCCGCGCGGCTTTCATTGCAGCCACTGTGCCTGCGGATACGCAACGCACCGCCTTCATCGTCAACGGTCAGTCCTATGCCGTCATTCGCGATGATACGGGGCCAATTGCGCAGGCCAATGGTCAGAAATGGCGGCCTGATGGGGGCGTGACGCCGCAACATTTTGGCGCGCTTGGGGATAACTCAGCAGACGATACGTCTGGAGTGCAAAAGATGCTGGATGTTCTGAAGGCAAACGGCGGCAGCGGCATCATCCCGAAAGGCAACTATCGCATTACGGCTTCGCTCACCCTTAACACAGCATCCACAAACTGGGCGCTTGTCGGTGAGGACGGGGCAAAGTTAATTCGCGCCGCAGACTTTGGATCTGTCGTGTCCATCCACACCGCCGATGATTGGCGCATTGAAAACATTGAAATCGATGCCGGTTTCTCGTCGTTTGCGACCAACGCCAATCACGGGGTTGTTTGGTATAACTGCTCCAACGTGTTGGTTCGCCGCTGCCGCGTGACGAATTACAAGAATACCGCCATCATTGGCTACACATTTCCGGCATCGCTGACCTACACAAACAACGTCGTTGAGGATTGCGTCACAGATGGGCTTGATGCGGCGAACAACGGCATTCTTTTAGCCGACCTGTTCCGCTCTGGCTTGCGCAATTGCCAAGTGCTGAACGTCGGCAAGTCTGGTTCGCCATGCTACGCGCTGCAGCTAAAGAACGGCTGCCAAGAAGGTTTTATCGAGGGCGGCAGGGCAACTGGCGCTACAGTTGGCATCGCGATGGGGAATTACGACGCAAGCGGCACCCACTACCGAAACCGCGTTTCGGGCGTCCATGTCTTTGACTGCGACGTTGGGATTGCTTTTGGGAACGCGAAGGGCAACCTGTTCAGTGAAACCTTCTTG